GCACGTTGCTAGACACGGTAAAACCGGCCCCTTACGGAGCCGGCAAACCAAACGTGTCCCTCTCTGGCCTTAGGAGAATCCTAAGGACTAATGACGGTACCACTTAAGCGTACCGGCACCCACCTCTGAGCGATTCTAAGTTGGAATCGCGCTGAAGTCTGTTGAAGATGATTCGCAGGTCTCCCCACAAGGGGGACATGGAAAAATTTCAACAGAGCAGCCCAACCGTCCAGTTTATCCTTTCGAAGCTTTGAAAGGACGACTGGTGCTCTTACGAGCATCTGATGAGTCTTTCGACACCACTTAGTGGCGAAGGAAGAATCAAGACGGGAGTGCCACCCAAGTGAACCAGCATCACGAGATACTAATGGAAGAGAATATCCTAATCTCTCTTCCACTTCTCTCGCGACACAGGCGCTAGTTGAGTATAATCCTTCCATCCATAGTTGGTTGGAAAGAGAAACTAAACTAGCTATATCACTGGGATCAGCAGAGGGTTGGTCTGGGCGGGGTTTAATGTATATGGGCGTTATCTCAACGCCCATGTACGCGTCAACTCCGCAGCTTTCCTTAAAGTTTCCTGTAAGGAAGCTCTTAGACTCATTGACCGAGAGGCCAAAAAGTTTAAGCCAATTTACCACCTGATGAGCATACTTGGTGTGTATGATGATATCATCACCATATACCCGAATATGCCTCGCGGCATGCATTAGATTCCTTTTTGAGGCTTTCACTTGCCTCAAGTCCAGAATAGCTGTGATTGCCACTACGGCAAAAACAATAGACTGGATAGGGAATGTTAATGCATTACCCATACCTGCGAACTTACCTATTTCGATGATATTCTCCATATCATCTACTTTAGGTGTCCTACAATTGATCGCATGAGTAAGAAATTCCTCATGCGAGCCGAATACCAATTTAACCAGCTTGACGCTGAGTAAATCGGATGCGGACTTCAAATCAATTGTAGCCCATTCGCCTGTGCGGGACCCTTCCAAAGCAAGGTGTTGATTCTTGGTTTGGTCGGATAAAGCTAGGCACTGTCTTAAAATACTACATCGAGGGATTGAATCTCTCAATATAGTGTTCAGTCCTTGTTGGACGAATTGGTTCAACACGGGCTCGACAGTAATAGTTCGGTTTGAAGTAGAATTCTTCGGAACCGAAATTAGCCTAGCAATGCTGCGAGAAGCACCGTAATCGAAAGATTGCGACGGCTTCGCATATGAACTTAAGCCTTTCAACTCACTCGACAAAAGTGAGTCGAAACTAGTGGCGAAAGTATCATATTCTAATGCCGCCGTGTCGAAGCTATCTTGGAAGATAGAATCGGCAACGGCCATCCACTTCTGGTTGGCCTTTAGTCCTTCTTTTACGGCACCTGGACCGTGTTTGCACGCAATTTCACCATAGCTGTTAACACGCAGCGACGGTAAGATAAAGCGTGAAACAACGCTCAATCGATAAGACTCACGATCGGGGAAAACTACCTCGGTCGCTATCAAATCGTTTGAGAAAAATTCAGAACAAGCTTTAGAGTGCAATTTGTCGTTGCTCTCTTCACTTAGCTGAATTTTCTTAAAGAAGAAAAGAATCTGGTACAGATTTTTGATCGTACCAAAGTTCGGATCTTCCTTAACGCGTCCAGTTTTAGGTTCGAAAACATCCAAGAACATACCCGAAAAGATTCTCGGGATTGTTCCCCCTGGGGCACGTTTAAACCCCAACGGGCAGTGGAACCATCCAGTGGATAGGCCTTGTTGAAGGGCTTTTCCTAAGGTTGGTAGAGCTACGGATAGGAAACCGTAACCCTCATTTTCGTACCTTTTCTCGATCGTGATGATATCTCGATCGAGGCCTTCTACATCAGGCTCTAGCCTACTGAAATCAATCAGTAGGCTTCGTAGGAGTACTATCGGACTTTTCATGTCACCTCCATGAGGTTGGCATTCCGAGTCATGATAGCGATCTTACACCCTTAATTGGGTGTTATCGACGACGGTGAACATGGATTATCTTTACGATATTCCATTGAACCTTCTAGTGGCATCGGAGGCAAAGGAACCTCCGCTTGTCGTTCGAAGAACCATCGCGGTTTTTCAACCGTTAATGGCACCGTACATCCCATCATAGCAAAGATAGCTATGAGAAGGATAAAAGTCACTCCAGTTATGAAGCCAGTTTGCATTGCAGTACGACGGCGAATAATTGCCATCTTACGCAATTCGGAAGCATCAATCGTCTTACGACGATTGGAACCTCCATGCAATTCTAGCTCTGCCATTGGAGCAGCTTCGTCGTGGTCACGTCCGCGTCGGCGATCGTATCGGTTAACAACTTCGCGAGATTTACCATCTCGGTCGCTGTAAAACCGGTAGGCATCGTTATCGACATGGATACGGAGGCTTTCTTTCTCCGTACAACGGCAGTGTAAGGATCGGTAACGTCTTTTTCCAACAACAGTTGGATGTAATGACGTTCACCGTCCTTAATCTTGGCGTGATTGATGATGGTCGAGTAACCACCACCATTAGTATCACGCCGCTCGGTTCCAAAACTGTCCTGGTTGACAATAGCCAACGCAAGAGCAGGATTTGGAGCAGAGGCCGCAACAGTGATCGGATCGATAAGCATAGACGTCTCCTGGTAATAAATGTTGAACGTTAGAGAAGGATTCCCTAACGCCTAAACACGATGCGCGTTGATAATAACGCACCGAGTATCGATTGCTGATACAAGCTTAATGTACTTGGATCAGTAGCGATGCCTACATCGAGTATCTGCGACACATCCTTCCTTAAATGGGAGGTGAAGTACAAATCGGAGGTATGGGGGTACAGAACCTTAGTAGTATCTGTATACCCAATTCCGTTGAAACTTCGATGTGCTGTAGATTCAACATACGTCTGATGCCGCGTGGTGAGTTTCCCCTGCGTCTCCGCAGTGATAACTCCCCAGTTGATAAGTGAATTGTCCGAGGCAATCGTATCGATGATATCGATATAATTACCAAGGCCAGTAAACCAATCAACCAACCAAGTCCACGGAACTAAATTGTAT